GCTGGCGCTTTTAAATTGCTGCCAGTTTCACGGTTGTACTTTTCACGGCCTTTGGCTGTCAAGCCCGCGCCCTTAGACACTGGCAATTTCTCGCCCCGCCCGACAGATAGTGAAACGCTTTTCTTAGCCATTAAGACCCCATCCAAGAAGTTGTAATTCCAACGCTGCCGGCATAAGACCGGCGCTTAACAATCTCATTGTACTCACGATGAGCCACCGGATACGCAAAAGTTACGCATATCGCGTCAGCCGCATCAGGCGAGGCCAAGCCTCTAGCCTTCATATCTTTTTTCGACTCTAAGAAAATTGTACCCTTAGAGTCGGGCTTCATCATAGGCGAAATTAGATCGGTTTTAAGAAATCTGTCAAGTGGTATTGCAGCAGTTTTAAGCCAATCTTTCATTGACCCCCACATTTCAGCCCGTTTATTGCCATACATGATGGGATTTTTAGACTTATTCCCAAAGTTAATGCCCTTGACCTTGTAGCGCTGCTCTTTCAAGCGGTCGACAATACCGGCGCCCAAGCCGCCTTCGTCAATTACCACCAGCGCGGGCTTAAATTCCTCAATCGCCTCGATGATGTAGCCCACCACCGTCATGGTGTCGTCGCCTCTGTGCCTGTCAATGCGCACAATGTCGCGTCCTTGCCGGATAGCAATCACCGTTGCGTCAGCGCCAAACCGTGCAGGGTCAACGCCGATCACAATCGGGGCGCTGGCGTCTTGGTATTTCTCACGTTTCATGGCCTCATCGACCAAATGGGCCGGTATGAACTGGTCGTCGCCCTCAGAGGGGAACATGCCGTAGACCTCGACGTGCGCTTGGCTGGAATCTGGCCCATATTCATCAATAATGCCCTGATATACCTGTTTATCCGTGCCTTCGACAGTCCTGGCATCCACCACTTTGGTCGTCCAAAAGTTGCGTTTGCTGTTAAAAGTCTCGTAAAAGTAGCCTGTATTGCGGCGCGGATTGGAAAACGCCATCCAAAACCTGTTGGGCGTGTTTTCGGTAAAGAAACCAGCCGTCACCGCCCAGATTGAGTCGTCGATACCGGACGCTTCGTCAAATACCACCAACACGCCGTCAAAGTTGTGTACGCCAGCGTACGCATCTGGGTTCTCAGCTGACCAAAGCCTGCCTTCTACACCCCAATAACGTGTGCCCTTCTTAAGATCACGCTCGACCAATTCGGTGAGCCACTTAGCCGGCATGACGCGGGTGGCTGACACCTCAAACCAGTGGCTGTTAATTGCCGTAGCCAGCCACTTGGTAATCTCGGCCCAAGTGACGCTGCGTAGCTGCGATTCTGAGTTAGCCGAAATGATGGTCGTTGAGCCAATCCTTGTGGACAGCATCCAGATCGTGATCCAACTGACTAAGGCCGACTTGCCAATACCACGGCCAGAACTTACGGCGGTGCGCAAGGTGTCAAAGTCAATCTTGCCCTGGTTCTGCTTGATATGTTCGGCAATTTGGGTGAGTACTTCACGCTGCCATTTGCGCGGGCCTTTGAAATGTTCAAGCGGCGTACCTTGTTGACCCCAAGGAAACGCAAACATTACAAACGCTAACGGGTTGTCCTTGATCGCTGGCGCCCACAGACGCGCCATTAACTCTTGTTCGTCTTCAGCGCTGTATATGGTCGATTGCATGTTGTACCGATGGTTCGATTATCTGGGCGTCTTCGATGGTTAGTGCGCGCTTCTGTGCCTCAGCCAGCGCGCCTGTGATGGATATGCGCTGATCCACTTCGACAGATATAGCTTGCTTGGCCACCCAGCCGTGCTGGTGTTTCAAGACTTCTAGCGCCATCTTGGCGTCACCCTCTAGGGCAGCCGCGCGCATGATGTTGGCCATTTCAATCTCGCCGTCGGCTTTGCCTTTTTGCGCAGCCATTTCCACAACGGGGTCAAGTTGCGTAAGTTGTCGGTATTCGGCGGGGAGCATGCCAGCGGCCAGCGCTAAGGTATCGCCTTTGAGGCCAAGTTTGGCAGCGTCATACACCGCTTTCAAGCGTGACTCTGTCGCTTGCACGTTGCGCGGTGTAAATGGTATTGAATGGAACATGTGTTCTCCATGCTGGTTGCACGTGGCGTCATTCTACACAATAAAAAAATTTTGTTCGTGACCCATTAGCGCCGGCGTTGGCCCTGTGCCGGCCCTCCCCCACCCCCCTCCGGCCGTCGGCCAAAAAACTTGGTGACTGTGGACAAGGTGGACAAGGTGGACAACAGATTTTAAGTCGCATACCCCAACCGGTAAGAGTGTGGACAATGTGGACAACAGTTTGCAAGTCGCGCACCCGATACCCCAACCGGTAGGAGTGTGGACAATGTGGACAATGTCTTTTTAGGTTGTCCAACTTGTCCACAAGTTACGCACAGGGTGTGGATAACAAACCCCTTGGGGTATCAGTTATGCACAGGCTTTGGTCTTATATAAGACTTGAATCTGTGGATAACCAGCACTTGCACTGTGGACAACTTTGAGCAAGGGGGTAGTGGCTTGGAGGGTCACTTTGACATCTGAGGGCTTCTAATCGCGTGGACATTTGTGGACAATGTGGACAATGTGGACGCCCTTTTTAAATTGGTGGCGGACGAGGTGTCAACGTGCCGTTACAGTCTTACTAGGTATTAACCCTTATATCAAAATCTTTAACTTTAGTTGCTAGAAAATGATTGTCCACATTGTCCACACTATTCTGCAAGCCGCGCCTTTGCTACGTTTGCGCGTGGGTCAAAATTCAATCTATACAGTGTCCACCGATAGTCCACCCATTGTCCACACACAAACTTTTTTTCAACTGCGCGGTTTATTGCAAAGAAATCCTTTACAATAATTCATCGACACAAAAACAGTCGATAAAACCTAACCTAAAGGAAACACTATGCAAACAGCACTCATTAAAGACTTGCCAAAAGGCGAATTTTTCAAGCGCAAGGCCGACTCTGTGAAGGTTTATCAGCGCGACGAATACAACCGCGAAGCGAAGAAATACGACTGCGCCGACATGCTCGACGTGTGGGGCAACGGCCTCCAGTTGAAGGGCACGACTGTTGTTTATATTGGTTTTGACTATTAAGGGGCCACCTAATGAAAACTGAAGCTATATTTTTTGCCCAAAAAACAAGCCGTAATTGGACAAACCGCGACGTTGCCCGCTTTCATTATTTCAACGAAGGCCACGGCCTGAACGCCCAAAAAAGGGTCGTTGATCTTGAGATTGACAAGCTAGTCGAAGACGGCCTGTGCAAGTCAGGCGCGATCATTGCCTATGGTGGCCTGAACTATTTCTACACCGACATTCTTAGAAAATTAACTACGCAAAAACGCGTTAATTCTATTGAACTAAGCGTTTGCTTAGAAGGCCTGCAAAGAGATATTGAAAAAGCGAAGGCTTTTATTGTCGAAACAAGTAGCGCTCAAACGGAGGCCGTATGACTAAAGGCGAGATTGACTTCATCAAAACGATTAACTGGATTGAAGAAAACTTAAAAACTGAATTAAGAAAAGGAACGATTGAGGACACATGGCAGCGCTTGCTTGAGACTCAGATTGAACTTAGAAAAGCCCTCAAAGATTTAAACGATTCATATTAAGGAGAAACAAAATGATAAAAGAAACACAAATAGCACATGAGTGCATCGCTATGAGCCGTGAGTGCAATAGCAGTTGGGAGATTTTGGAATATGTAAGGGGCGAGGGCTACCCTTACAAAATGGCCGTGAACATTGTCACCCGCGCTTTGCGACTGGATGACGAAGAAATCTTCGAGATGCAAGACCGCTATAACGACTGCATCTAAGGGGCAAACCATGACTTACAAATTCAACATTAAATTGCACCCATGGGGCGAAAGCCCCGAGCATGGCAACGTCGAGATCGACGAGTCGGCCATGTATGGCGCTTGGGAATATAAAAACGGCATGGAGGGCGGTGGCCTATGGTTTGAACGCCTCCAAGATGGCCGGCTTGACCTTGTGGACTATGACGGGGCGTTTGCGTTGCCTAAGGCCGTCGTCACCGCTTTGCGCGCCTCGGGCGTATCAGTTGAGGAGATTTTTGAATGAACCGCCACACTTTGCACTATATCGACCTGAACCCTGAGCCGGTTCAGGAACCCTCAGACGGCCTAATCATCGCGGGGGCGGTTGCCCTTGTCGTTGCTTTGGCCTGTGTGATTCTTTTTGCTTTTTCTTTTTAAGGACTGACCATGACTGATCTTTTTCAAAATTTTCAAGGCGCGGACATTGACCGCCTTGTCTTATGTATTCAAGCAGCGCGCGCAGCCGGTCTAAGTATTGACAAATACACCTCGGCCGGTATCAATGACAACTCGGGCAACGTATGGTTAGCGTCTGAGGACTGGACAGGCTGCGTTTATTGTTCCATCGGTTTTGACGTCCAGTGGAACTTTTCGTGCATGAACTGCGGCGAAGAATACGACTTCGACAGCTACACCGAAATGGTGGAATTTGAGACGGCTCAATATGAGAAACATGACAGCGAGTGCGACGCCTGCGCAACTGAGACGGAGGCAGCATGACCAAAGATCAAATTCACGCGCTAAAAATGGCGTTGTTTCTTGCTCAATATTTTGTCGAGGAACATTATGGCGATTTTATGGACAGTGAGCAGGCGAAAACAGACAACGAGCGCGTCATATTGGCGCGGGCGATCTTGCAAGAATTGGAGGCGACATGCACGACATAAAAGAACAACTGGACATCGTGTGGGCGGCCTTGGAAGCCTACCGCGCCGATCTAATACCCGAGGGTGATGAGCAATTTGACGAAATCTGGAATGACATCTGCACCGCGATGGCGGTCATTGAGGAGGACTTGCAACCATGACCCATTACGACAAAACCCGCGTGACCTTCCATTATGGGAACACGTTCACGGCCGAGGGCATAGCAGCCGAGCCGTTCGCCACGCTCACAATCGACAGCCTTGTTGGGCGTGAACTAATCGACACAATCTGCGCGCTTATCCGCGCCCATGTCAATGAAACGCACATGGATTTCTGCAATATTAAATTATCAACCGAAAATTGGGACACCTAAAATGATTGAATTCACACACCACGGCATAACCGTAAAATGCAAACCCGAAAACGCGATGCAATACCGCGCGGCCATGGACAAACCGCCAAAGGCTAAAGCGGCCAACGAAAAGCGCGATTATCCCAAGTGGACGCCGGCCATGACGACCGCCGATTATTTGCAGGCATACATTAGGTTAAACGACCGCCGCCGCATGCTTGAATGTGGCCACACATGCGCCAACTATCACGGCACGGCCACACTGTACGACGGCGCGTTTCCCGAGGTTTTGGAAGAACCAGACGCGGATTATGTGCCAACGGTTAAGGCGCGCAAAATCACGCCTAAGCAGGCCATTGTGCAAGCCCTTGACGCTCTCAAGGCGGGCGATATTGACACGGCTCAATGTATCTTGACGGAGGCGCTTAAATGAACGACGTCATGCTTTACGCCATTTCACCCTTCCGGCCACTGACTTACGCCGACCATTATTACGTTGACCTTGGTTATCGCTACGAACTAGGCAAGGCCGAAGATTACGAATACAAACAAGCGCAGGCCGAGGGGCCACAAGCCCGCAGATTGCTCAGTCGAGGCGCGATGGAGGCAATGATGCGATGATTTTTGTATTGATTGCAGTTATACTGGCAGGGCTACTGGCCATCCTCCTTGACCTTTAGCAGTTGCCTACCTCATAAGCCCCCATCACTGGGGGCTTTTTTTTACTTCACCAAACGCACAGACAAGGGCGCGGGCACATCTTCAACCAGTCGCCTCAATTCTGACTTGCTCACATCGCGCATGTCAGGCGCGCAGAAAATATGTTTCTTAGAATCAAACTCACGCGATTTTAATCGACCACAGTCAACCCATCCTGCCTCCTTCAGTGCATGCAACAAGGCGGGTTGAGGCACTTTCACACCACTAGGGGCTGCCCCCGCAAGGCGGTCACATAGTGCATGGAAAGGCGATGCCACCACGCCTTTAGAAAACTCGCCCATGCGGTTGCGCATAAGTTCGACAAGGTAACTTTCTGCCATGCTCATTCCATGCTCGACTAGATTCATTTTGAACTCGGTCATCATTGGAGGCGCGCCCGCATTGAACGCGGTCACATCACGGGTGGCAAGCCAGTCACCAATAGATGCAAACCCGCCCGACTTATACCACTTCCACATCTTCTCAGCAGATTGGGGTGTCATGCGCGGGGCATGCGACCAAACGCAAAACCATCTGCGATCCTGAGAGTCCAAACTAATTGGAACTGGGTCATTGGAAAATGCCAGAACGAAAACCCTGTTTGCCATTTGATAGGGGTGCAAGCCCTTGCGGTTCACTGTCAACATCTCAGGCGGGGCTGCGATGATTGGCTTTAATTTATTGGCCAAGGCGCGGCGTTCTTTTGCGTCAGGCTCTTTCAATTCATTCAAGATCAAGATTTCGGATTCAAGGGCGTAGCCAAATTGGGACGACATGGTGTCGTTGTCCAAGAGGCCGCGATTCTTGAGGTGTTCACCGCAAACTGCCCAGATGAACGGCGCCCACATGGTGTCCTTGCCTGATCCTTGATCACCGCCATGAAGCACGGCGTGGTTGATCTTGACCTCTGGGTGTTGCACCTTGAACGCCATCACGTTAAAGATGTGTTCCAACTCATCAGGATCAGGCACAAGCGTTTTGCAATGCTCAAGCCAAGGTGTTATGTCCCCTTCGCTAACTGGTGGCCTAGCATCGCGCCAACGATTGCCATACAGGTCGCCATCACGGGCGACAATGACTGACTCGCCTGCGGCATAGGTGATGCCCACCAGTGCCTTCGCGCCATGCTTTTGGCGGTTCTCATCAAAACAAATTGACGCCTCAACCTTGGGGTTCTTGCCATGGATGGACTTGCAAGAAATATGGCGAAACAAAGCATTGAAAGTACTGCGCGACACTTCGCGTCTGTCTTGCATGTCAAAATAAGACTCATCGTCTTGGATGTATGCAAAGCGCTCATACCACTGCGACTTCTCAACACGACCAAGTTCTTTTCGCTCAACCTCAGCGATCACGGCTGCGGCGTCATCTGTGAACATGTCGGACGGCGTCAGTTTGGAAAGCGCAGCGTCCATGGCCAAGGCAAGTAACTCATCCCGAAGACCGGGGGCATGCTTGGGGCCGCCATTGTCAGCGACCCATTTTAAAAACGCATTAGAGTCAAATTCAATGCAATGGCTATGCAGGCAACGATAGGCGCGGTTCGCCGGCATATAACGGCCTTCGGGGTTGCCATCGGTATGCTCGGCGTTGTTGGGGCAGATCACGCCAGCCCAGCCTTCATTGTTGGGGCGCGACAGTAGCGCGCCGTGGCCACTAAGCCATGCCATGACATCGTCGGCGCCGTCATCTGACAATCGGATCGGCCGCACACCGACCGACTCGGCAGGGGCCGGCGTCACGTTTAAGGCGGTGCAGATTTGGTCTAGGGTAAAGTCACGCGTTGGGTGAAACTCCACCAGCTTGGCTGCAAAGTTATCGCGGCCGGGCTTTAAGTTGATCGAGCCAGGCAGGCGAAAGTTGCGCACGGCGTTGACCGCGCCCTTGTCGGTATAACCCGCATCGGCGATTGCTTTGATGGCGGCGGCAAAATCGGCCTTGGTGGGCTGCTCGACAAAAGCATAGCCCCATTGAAAAGAACCCGGCGACGTTTCTATTTTCCAAGTCGGCTCAAGCGATGGGATGTTAGGCGCCTTCTCAGGGTCGCCCACGTCATCTAACACCATGACAAGCACATACTCGCAATGAGCCACGCTGGCGCTTGGATAGCCGTCTTTGAAGCGGTCGACAATGAAGCTGGCCGTGTTGCCATAAATTGCCCATTCGGGCTTGATCTTGGCGGTCGGCAACATAGCCGGCCATGTGCATTTGATCGCGCCGTCTGGGAAGAATTGCATCTGCCCATCTTTCAATTGGGGCTTCTGACGCACGATTAGCGCAGTCTCGCCTTCGGGAGCCAAGGACGTTAAAAATTCAAGAAAGTTCATTTGCCATACCTTTTCATAGTTTCAACTTCAGCGTTCAAGGGCAGGCCATCTGCCCATGCTGGCGCTGTACACATCACACGTTTTAGATTTTGTTCTGCATCGGGATCAGAGGTTTCAAGTACGATTTCATCATGCACATGCAGCACAACGTCATCGAGTTGGCGCAGGGCGTGGCGAAGCAAATCGTTGGCCACGGCCTGGGTTACATTTTCACATGCCAAGCCTTTCCAAAGGCGGGCGCGTGGCCATTCTTTTGCATCTTGCGCAGGCTTCCATGCCGCTTTGGCATAACTGACACCCTCAGGTTCTAATTTTGCATAGGGGTAGCACAAAATGCGTCCTGAAGGTAGGGCATACCATAGGTGCTGGCCATCATATAAATATGTTATACGGCCGGCCTTAAATTCACGCCCTTTGTTGCGCATGGCGCGGGTATAAGATTCTTCTAGCGCCGACCAATAAGGAACGCTCCAAGCATTAGCGCGGCGCCAGCTATCCACCATGCGTTTAGCCACATGTTCTGGAAGGCTAATTCCATAAGCGCGGCCCATGGCAGCAAAAGCGCCGACGCCACCAGCAAAGCCACAGGCAAGTTCCTGAACTTTTCCGATCTGGCGCTGGTCTTTAGTGACGTCGGCCACTCGGACGCTGAAGGTGGCGGCTGCATTGACTTTATAAACGTCTTCCCCAGTGCGGAATAGTTCCAGCTTGTCTTGACCTCGGCCGGAGAGCCAGGGATTGACTCGGGCTTCAATGGCTGCCCAATCGGCGACGACAAGGTGCTTGCCGACGGCGGGGATGATTGCAGGCCGGAGCATTCCTTTAAGAACATCGGTAACGCGCTTTCCATACCTTGGCACGATTGCATGGCCTCGCACCATTGCGTGACGGACATCGTCGGGTTCTTCAGCGCACTTTCGGGTGAAGTTATGCACTTGCGCTCCGTATGAAGAAGCGCGGCCTGTTGCTGAACCGCCTGCAAATACGAACGCTCCTCGGACTCGCTGATCTTCGTCGTCTGCCAAAGCTGCAAGTCTGCTGAATTTTGCGACGGAGGATGCCCAAAGGTCGTCTGCGCATTGAATGACTTCTTGAACATCGGCTGGGACTTCATCGGGGTTCTCCATCAAAAGTAAATTGGCTCGGACTGTTTTGTCAATCGAATACTTGCCGTCTTTCTCCATTAGCTTCTTAGCCTCTGGCCCGACACGCTCAAGTACCCATTCACGCATGCGCGGCGACCGGACGCTGGCAATAGCGCCGCCCGTAACTTCTTGCACGATTTGCTCAATCTCAGTTAGTTCTTCTGAGGCAAACTTAACGGCGGCGTTGCATAACGGCACGTCGACCAACACGCCGCGATCGTTGATGCGTTCGTTAACGTGGTAGTCCAATAATTCTTCGTCAGATAGGTCGCGCATGGCCTTGCTGATTGCCCGCATGGCGCGCACGTCTTGCTCACAATACTGGATCATCTCGGCCATAAGTTCTGGCGAGTCTTTGAACGGTGGCACACACATCAAGCGGATCAGTTGCGCGCCTCTGTGATCTTTCTTCATGGACGCGCCAGCGAAGCGGCCAACGTCCTCCAGACTGCCAGGCGCGCAGTTGGCGCGGGCTTGTGTTGCAGTGCAGTAAAACTGCTCCAACTTAAAATTTATTTGTAAAACATACCAAAAGATCAAGCGCTCGAACGCGGCGTTGTGCGCCCTGATCTGGCCGGTGTAGTTGCGCACACGGGCGGGGAAAGGTTGGCTAGGCAGCCACGTCACCACGTCTTCGTCGTCGAACGCATACGACATGCACAGCACGTCGGTGCTGGCGTCTTGCGCGTAGTTATACACGCCTTTGGCGCGTAGGTCGCATTCACTGCGGGTTTCAAAATCTAACCAAAGCATTGGCATCTCCTTTCCAATGGGCGCTCATAACGCCCATCAGAAAGGTTACGCTGCGCGGCGGCGACGTGCAGGCGCTTTGGCAGCTTCCTGTTCGGCAGTTGGCCAAGCTGGCTCATCAGCCTTTGGATTCTCGCCATCCATGCTCACCCACTCGACAAGTTCAAACACCGGCGTATAAATCTTGCCGTAGGATTTGTGAGCGTAGTGGTCTTTTTTCAGACGCACGATAGGCACTGGCTTGGTTTGGTCTTTTTCAACCTGTTCAGCCAACGCAACAGCCAAGGTTTGAACTGCACGTTTGCCGCCCACTGACGTGGTAGTGAAGCGCGCTTCCATGCCCTTGTCTTCGCCGGAAATACACTTGAGCGACATGCCGACTTGAGTCTCCCAACCCTTCTTGGCTTGAGGTGGCGCCTCATCCAATTCAGGCAGTGGGTTACTAACGCTGGTCATCTTCTCGCCCAGCACTTCGCCATCGCCCCAAGCGATAAAGCCATGCACAAAAGAGAAAGGATTGACAGCCCAAACAGCGTCGTCTTCGACTTCGGTTTGATCTGCACCGAAGACCCAGTGGCCGGTCTTGTCCATCTTGAGGATGACAATGCCAGCAGGGCCGACTTCGGCTTGGATCGAACGCAAAGCGCTAGACAAAGTTGAAACAGCGGGAAGATTAGCTTGAGAGAAGGTTACTAAATTTGACATGATTGTCCTTATTGAAGTTTAGAAAGGGCCGCAGATAACTGCTTCCCGAGGAGCATCACTTCGGGGCGCGGGTCATCCGCGCTTGCCAAAGTGTTACCTGAAGAAATGGCGACAACTAAGTCTTCCGGTAGGCCGATCTTGCGCTTTTTAAGCGCCTTTTCGGCCTTGGCGGGGGAGACGACTGTTGTCTCCATCACTTCAGATTCTGTGAGGCCATATGCGAAAAGGGCGATCTTTGCCTTTTCCTCATCCGACCATGAACGAATGGCGCGCTTGGCCACCAGTTTGTATTCCGGCAGCTTGGCGCCAGACTCAAGCATTTGCAACGCAAGGGCGCGCAAGTCTTTGATCCATTCCTCAAGCATGTCAGCGGTTTTGAGGTAGTCGCTAATCTGCGGTGCAGGCAGGGCTTCGATTTGCACCTTCAATGCGCGGTCAGCAGCGCCGGTCATCTTTGGGCATACGGGCTTGGCCGCGCACCAACGGCAGTGATCACCCACGGCCAGCTTGGCGTCAGGTTGTTCTGCTTGTTTAACTGCCTGCACCAATTCTTTTTCAAACTGAGCAATGCGCTTAGGTGTTGTCACCCAGCGACGCACTTCGGGTGGCTGCACAATGACGCACTCAATTTCGGTCACGCCATCAAACGCCCACTGCGCGTCAGGTGTGCGCATAGCGGCCGCCGCATAGAACATCAACTGTGGGTTTTCTTCCACCTCGACCATGACACCGTCACCGAATTTCCAATCCAAAACGACGGCGCGGTTACCAAGGCGGCCAATGAGATCAGTAGACCCAAACACGCCAGGCAACAGATCACCAAAGCCAACTCTAGTCTCTGCCTCAATTTCCATAACACGTTCGGGGTCGATTGCATCTAGCGCCTCCAAAGCTGGTTTGATTTTATTGTCGATCAATTCTTGCGTAAGAACTTGGTCTTCGTAACGTGTGCCAAGGTAATGCTCAGGGGCTTCGTCGCCCATGATCAATTCAGCAATGACGTTGTGTAGAAGTGTGCCTTCGTCAGCGTATTTGTTAGAAGGTTTGGGCGGCATCTTTTGCACCATGGCCACACTGCCGGGGCAGTTGATGACGCGCTTTGCTGTTGAGCCGCCGACTATATTTGAGTGTTGCACTGTACTGTCCTTTAGTTAATGAGACTCAAATATAGCACAGAAATAATTGTTGTGCAAATCTTTTTTACATGTATACTTCACAACATGAGAGAAAAAGAAATTGAAGTTTATTTTGATTGGGCGGTGCAGCGCATCGGTGGCCGGACTTGGAAGTTTACTTCGCCTGGACGCAAAGGTGTGGCAGATCGCATTGCGTGTTTACCCGATGGCCAGACATGGTTTGTGGAACTCAAAACCAAAGGCGGGCGCATGTCTGAACTGCAAAAATTATTTCAGTCAGAGATGGCGCTGTTGCGCCAAAACTACGCATGTTTGTGGACTAAGGAACAAGTTGATGGTTTCATTACGACCGTATCAAGAGACAGCCGCTGACTTTCTTTTTGAGCATGACCGCGCCATGATTTTGGCGCCGGTGGGCGCGGGTAAGACAGCCATCACGCTTACGGCCATGTGGGAGATGCTGCGCGACGGCCACGTCAAGCGCTGGCTGGTGCTGGCGCCTAAGCGCGTCTGCACCGACGTGTGGCCAATTGAGCGCCCTAAGTGGGCTGACCGCATTAGCATGGCTCTGTGCGTTGGCACACCTAAGCAGCGCTTGGCGGCGCTAAAAGGCAACGCCCAGGTGGTTGTGACCAACTACGACAATTTGCAGTGGCTGGCCGAACAAAAGCTAAACTTTGACGGCGTCGTGTTTGACGAACTGACAAGGCTCAAAAACCCCTCTGGCACACGTTTTAAAGCGTTCCTTAAAGTGGTTGACCCTATGACAACGCGCTGGGGCTTGACCGGCTCATTCACTAGCAACGGCTTAGAAGACGTCTTTGGCCAGTGCAAGATCGTTGACCAAAGCCTGCTTGGTCGGTCTAAGGGCGCGTTCATGCAGCAATACTTTGTGCTGATCAATAAAGAGTTTGGTGAATGGGCGCCCAGAGTGGGTTCGCTTGAGAAGGTTATGAACGTGATCAAGCCTGCCACATTTGTGCTAGAGGCAGGCGAGTATAAGGACAAGCTGCCGCCTTTGCATACAGTCGAGGTTAAGTGCGACATGGATTTGACGCCTTACCAGACCCTTAAAAAAGACTTTGTGTTGGACGGCATCACGGCCATTAACGCGGCGGTTGTCACCGGCAAGCTACAACAACTGGCGTCAGGTTTTGTTTACGACACGACCACCACGCCATCTGACTCGCCTGGCAAGTTTACCGTAACGCAAAAGCCAATCTGGTACAGCATGCACAAGTTTGAAAGGTTAGAGGAAATCATTCAAGAGAACCAACATGCCAACACCATCATTGCTTACACCTACCAAGAAGAACTTGCCGAACTCAAGCGACGCTTTAATGTCACAACCCTTGACGACGACAGAGCCATCGAGCGATGGAATGATGGAAAGGTCAGGTTACTGGCCGTCCATCCAAAGTCAGCAGGCCACGGGCTTAACCTTCAGCACGGCGGCTGTCACATGGTGTTTCTGTCACTGCCGTGGAGTCTGGAATTGTACGAACAGACCATTGGCCGTTTGCACCGCAGCGGGCAAAAATACCCTGTGTGGTGCTACATCTTAATGACCAATAAAACGGTAGATGAAAAAATTTGGGCGGCGCTTCACGACAAGCGCGATATATCTGATATTGCAATGGAGGAATTAAAGTGAAACGATTTGATTTATGGAAGGCCAAACTAAAAATGGCCAAAGCAGAACTGCGCATTAGAGGCCGCGAGGCCAACGCCGCCGCCCGCGCTGTCATTCGCGTACAAACAACAATAACGCAATTGGAGAAGAAAATTGACAACTACCTGGCGAAGCCTTAACAATGAATTAAGCCGTCTGAGTGAAGAAGAAGTCCTCAGATTGCTCAATGAAGAACGTGAGGGTGCCAAGCGCGCCACCATGCTTCAGCGCCTTCACCAGCGCTACAACACCCTGCGCGTAGCGCGGGAGAGACTAGAACTACTCAAAGGAGCAACACAATGTTAGAAAAACCACCATATTCAAAGATCAGTTATCCCTCTGTGGCAAACAAAGATTTTAAATGGGAGTCTGGTTCAGACGTCCAAGCCATTTGGCGCAAGTACGGCTGGACGCCGCCGTCTGAGACTATGACCCCGCCACCACCGCCAGCAGAAAAGTACATTGAGCCTTTAAGGAGAGTTAGGTAAATGCCAAGACCAAAACCACCTGAACCACTATTAGGCCGACAAATCCGAATGTCTGACAGACATTGGATGATCTTGCAAGAACTTGGCGGCGCTGAATGGCTGCGCAAACAACTGGATAAGAACGCCAAGATGCCGGCCAAGTATTACCGCATGGAAGTAGACGCACCTTCAAAGAGAGAACCCAATGACTAAGGAAAACACATGAGTTATATCGTGGCATCGTTGCCGCCCATGAAATGCTTTGTAAAGCGCGAGTTTTTATACAACGACCACAAGGGGCACGGCGAGTTAGAGCCGGCCATCTGGGTCAGCCTTAAAGCCTTGCGTGGCCAAGTGTTCCGCATTGAATCGCTGTTGCCGGCCTACGGCGCGCTGTATGACAAGCTGCCGATCCACGCCTACGTCTGGCATGCTGACGCCGGTAACTTGCCTGTTGACACTTTGCAACTGTGGGACTGTATGGGCTACCGATTTACAATCATTGAAAAAATTGGCCTGCGCAATCTTGGCGTAAAGTTCTTGGGCAAAGACCGTGAGTGGCACTTTGGGCGCTATCTGTTTACGGTGGACTTCTGCGCCGAGGGCATGGACTTGGACACGGGCTTTACCGAGCAGGCCGAGGAACACAAGTCTTTTAACTGGATTGCTTTGGACAACGGCCAGTTTGCCTGCCAGCCGAACAACCGATGCTTGTGGTACGACCAGAGCCTGATCCCCGCTGAGACAAAGTTTCCCGACTTCCAAGCTGCGCAAAGATTGTGGACGGTTGACGGCACACGCAAGTGGTCAGCCGGCGATGATTGGTTCTACGATATTAAGGCGAGAAATGACTAACAGACCAGACTTTGCAACGTGGAGCCAAGCTAACTTGGCCAAGTTTGCCGATGAAGCCTACGCCAAGTTATGTGAGCAAGACGACCGCATCCAGCACTTGCAATGCGATCTGAAGACCGCCATTGAAGCCTACCGAGCGTTAAGTAAGGAACAGGGCGCGCTCGTCGATGCGCCGGTTCTGAAGACCCCGTAAGACTTTGCCGCCAGCCATGCAATACTTCAAAAGTTCTTCGGCAGCGCCCGCCATGTCGCCCCGAAGAACTTTCTGGCGCATGGTTGACCTTTGGAGCGTGCCAAGGCCTACATTAAAAGAAAATGATACGAGAGCGTCAAACTGTCCTTGAGTAAGAGGCACAGGACAATAAGTAGCCACGCCTTTCTCAAACCGAGCAAGATCGGCCCTAAGAATCGCATTTACTTCGTCTTTTGAAAACGATCGGTTATCTTCTGGATGAAGCGCGTAACCGCCTCTTTGATCAATTGGCATCTTGCCTTGATTTGGGTAAAGAACATGGCCTACTCCTATTGTCCACAGCTTGGCTGGGCACTGGTATGGTTTAAATCGAACACCCTCATGGTGTTTGATCATCTCAATGGTTTTGGGGCTGACGTTCATTTGCCAAAGGCCCGACCGCCAAAGTGAAAAGCAATGATGCTGGCAAACAGCGCTTGGGTGTCAGAGTCCCACAGCATCTCGGCCAACTCAACAAACGTGACGCCGTTGTGCCATCCGTAGGCAAACAGGCCAACGTCAACAAAGACTAACAGAAAAAAGAACCCGTAGGTAATGACAGGGCGAACGCTGGCGCGTAAGTTTTTCATCCAAGTAGATGTGCCTTCGTTTAGACTTTCATCGTGGGCATAGATGGCCTGCATTTCAGCTTGCTGCGCGCCAATTAGGACTTGCTGGGTATTGGCTGCGCTTTCGGTGGCCAGTTGCTCTGACCGAATATGCTCAATGCGTTCTTGCGCTTCAAAGCCGGCTTTGCGCAGTTCTAGTTCACGCTCAATCTGCATCCGAGCAAGGTTTAACTCATGCGCTTTGTCAGACCGGTCTTGAAAGAAATCCAATAGCTTGGGCAAGCCGCCCATCAGGAAAGAGATCAGGGTTGATAGTAATGTCAGCATTATCCTAGTCCAATCATTCCAAGTAGTTTATTGACAATCTTGTCCGACAAATCGTCAGGCAAGAACCGCAAAAGCCCAAGCACCCACCAAGCGATGCACAGGCGCACAAACACTTTGAGAAACAGGTCAAATTGTTTCTGGTATTCATTCACCGACCACACCGTACTCTGGCGCAAACTTCGGAAACCTCCGCAATAACCCAGCCGATGCCGCCAATTAGTAAAACAATGGCAACAATACCGATCGCCCACGCCATCTGTTCATCTTCGGCTTCTTTGCGTTTCTTTTCTTCAGCTTTGGCTTGACGTGCTAAATGCGCGTCTTCAATGTCCATTTGCTGCTGGCGCTCTTTAATCTTTTGCCACACGTCTATGCGGCCCGTCTGCATAAAAAGCATTTGTAACTCGGCTTCAAAGCGTTTGGTTTCATCAAGCGCCATCTCAATTTGAAGGGCCGTGCCAAGGTTTGATTTGTTGCCAGATCGTTTGGCCTCCACCATGGCCTTGGTGGCCACGCTTTTGGCGTCAAACATCTTAGCGATCATGGGCGCTAGGCCCGCTAGATCGTTGGCTACTTTACTTGCCTTTTTGACAAGTCCTATGGCTTGCTGTAGTCCCTCAAGCGCCGTGATGGGGTCGATGATCATTTGTCAACTTTAGCATCCAGTTTGTCAAAGATCTTTCCCAACATGTCTTTAACTTCACGCATGTCAGACCGATAGTCATCCCGCGTGACGTAGTTCAATGGCATCGCCCGCACGTCGGTGTCTAGGCGCTCAAGCGATCGGTAAATGTTGTTTAACACCCACCCGCCTAAGAACCCCGCCAAACTGACGGCGATGTTAAATAAGACTTGAGAATCCATTACGGTCTTCCAGGCGCCATGTTGTTTAAAATGATTCGCGCTGGCTGGTTTGCCAAAGCGTTATCGTAACGATCTGGCGCCAAAGCATTGACGCCCATAGTTGTCGTGCCCGTAGCAACCGCTTTAGTGCCAGACTTCCATTGGCTTGGATCAGACAACAGTTTTAGCACTTTGACGCGTTCCTCACCGGGCAGTGTGGCCAATAGGTCAGCCGCGCCTTGGGGAGTCTTAAGCGCCTCTGTCAGCGTTGTCATGGTTTTAGCGCCAATCTTGGTTTCCAAAATTTGCAACGCTTTGTTGGTCGTGGCGGCCACAGCGTTTAGATACGACGGGACGCGTAACTTGGACATGTTGTCAAGCAACAACTGTTTCAAAGCGTCTTGGCCTGCGGTAACTTGTTCCTTGACGGCAATGTCAGTCAGGCGCTTTTTAGCCTGTTCTTGCAAAACTGCCATAGTGTTGTCAGCTAGTTCAGTGGCAATGTTGTATTTGCCTGGGCCAAGAATCTTTTCCACAACTTCTGGCGATTCGTTTTGCACCAGACGAACAAATTCGTCTTTGTTATTTTTAAAAAGTTCAAGCGCTTTGCCGGCCAGTTTCTTTTCAGCAATTGCGCTCATGCCTTTGGTGTAATCAGCCAAGTATTGACGGTAACCAGTACCACCGGCTGATTCGATGGCATCGACCAAAGCGGGGCGAATATCTGTCAAAACACTGGCCGCAAGGTTGCGCTGGGCAGTTGCATCCATGCCTGGGCGCAATTTTTGAATGGCGGCGTTGACAGAATTCTTACGAATGGCGTCCAAAGCGCGTGCGTCAATAACGCCGCCGCTGCTAGTCCATTTAACAATGTCATCAGCCACGGTTTTAACTGCGCCAGCCAACACATCGTTACCCGCAAACTCAGGTTTGTTGGCAATTGTAGATATGCTCTGCGCTAGTTTTTGACCTTCGAGAGGTTTAATACCGACTGAACGAAGCGCGTCTGCCGCGCTTTGCGCAAATCTAGCACCTTGGCCAAGATCAAGCGAAGCCTGCGCAGCTTTGTTTGACCACTCACCAAAGGCTTTTTCAGCCAATTCGCTGCCATATGTATATTTAGTTAAGCCAACAGGCAAATTACGTTTGATCAAGTCAAGGCGCGCCCATGCTTCAGCGGCATTGCCCGCGCTAATAAGATCACGCACTTTTTGAACTTCAGCCGCCGCTTCAGCACTAAGTTTGCCAGCCCGCGCTTCAAAATCTGCAACATCTTTACCTAAGTTTGTGCGGTTAAGCGCAGTCTCGCGTTGTGGGCCAGTCATTGCGTTAAGATTTGCTTTAGCTTGCTCAACCGTACCGCGCGCTTCTGCCGCTGTTGCGCCGCCTGCCATCTTGGCAAGGGCGTTCACGGCTTCTTTGCCTTGAGTGTCTTCTAGCGCACGAAGGAATCGTGGATCGCGGGCAGTAGCCCGATCAATCAGCGCTTGGAATGTTGGGTTGTTGATGTCAGCAGTTGCCTGCGCCGCGCTAACACCTTTGCCTTGCGCTGCGCGTAAAGCATTGGTAACTTGTTGAAAATCAGGGCCAAGCGCTTCTTTTACAATTTTGGCGGCCTTTTGTTGAGGAATCTGGCGCAAGTCGGCGATCTTGCCGCCAACATAACTAACTGCGGGGCCAAGCAAACGGCCCGCTGTTTCATATAGTCCACCTTCAACAACATTACGAACAGGTTCGACAATTTGAGCCGCGCCCTGACGGGGGGCTTTCATGCCCATTGCCACGTCGGCCATCTCCAAACCTTCCTTAGCCATACCATAACCAAGGCCCGCACCAGTAACGCCTAGCGTTGCCATGCCCACAGGGCTGGTTGGAACACCAGCGGCAGTGCCTACTAGGCCGCCAGCAATTGCACCGCCAGCTTCAACTAAAGGCGCAACATAAGGACGAACGGTTTGATATACCCGCTGGCCAGTGGTCAAATCTTGACGGGGGCCAGGCATGCCAGTTTCTGTGCTAATGCTAGGCTGAAGCGCCGTAGGCAATTCAGCAGGCGCAGTGCGAACTCGTCGAATTTCGTCAGCAAGTGCTTTGGCGTCTGCGGCGTTGCCCGCAGCATCGGCCTTGACCAACGCTGCTGTGAGTTGTTCAAGTGTGGCCATAATTATTTGTACTTATCAAGAAGGGCGTCAATGTTTGCACCGCCAGCGGCGGGGGCTGCACCACCAGCACCAAATTTTCGGCGGGCGTTGTCTACGCCTGTTCGCACAACATCTTGGAACTCGCGCGCGGCTTTAACATACTCAACCTCACTCTGAGCCAACTTCATGCGAAGTTTGGCCGCTGTGGCTTTTGCGCCTTCCTTCTCAGAAATAGCGCCGCCACCTTTGAGTGCCTCAAACGCTGACAAGAACGCGGCGCCTTCAATTTGGTCTTGATAAGATTGAAAGTCAGACGCGTCTGTGCCGGGGATAAACCGGAAGCCAGGCTTCCATGTAGCGCCCACGGCATCGTTGAAACCGGGGTGTGGTTTAGTAGCAGGCTGAATGACTTTACCACTGGCGTCTTTAACTGCCTGCCTGCCGATCATGTCATCAACGGCGTTAACCGCTATCATTGCGTTTGTAATAACGCCCGGCAGCGCTTGTTGCGCGGCCACAGTGCCTTTGGCAATTGCCTCGCCCGTGGCTTTGGCGCCGGCCATAGCTTGCTGAAACACGGGGTCTTTGGCGCGTTTTTCTTGTTCTTCCAAAACTGCCACACGGCGGCCTTCCAGACCAATCCGCTGACCTTCTTGTTTGATACGAGTTTCAGAATCTTTGGCTTCGCGTAGTTGAGCCGGAGTCATTGTGGTTGTAACTGTACCGCCTGCAACTTCTTGGGCAGGGCCGCCCAATCCGGGGACACTAACAATTCGTTTGGTACCGCCGACGTCTTGCTGGAGGAATTGAGGTTTGTTTTGCTTGATGTATTCGCCCAAGCCCAAAGCGGCTTTGTTTTTCCACTCGGCGAAACCCGCAGGGTCGGCTGGAATTGATCGAGCAGCGTCCATGATCGAAACCTTGGCAACAGGAGAGCCCGCCATGTCAGGGTCTTGTTGCTGGGTCTGAAGCCACTGAAGCGCAGAACGCTGGTCAGTAACATCCCGAAGCGCGTCACGATATAAACCGGTTTTTGATACGACCAACTCATTACGGCGTTTTGCTTCTTCGGTTTGCGCTTTACCAATTTCAGTCACACCAGTAGAAAGTTTACGGCCGCTTTCACCAAACTGGGTCGCCAACTTGTAACGGGTTTCTGGCTGAGTCAAATCGGGGTTTCCAGCTAAAAAAGTTTGCAAGCCTTTACGCTCTTTCAACGTAAGCGCATTCAACTCGCCCTCTTGGTCAAGTTGCTTAAACTTCATTGCAGTCATCAGCGTGTTGACCGGCGAAAATTGCGCTAGATCAATTTGTGTTGGCCTTGCACCAAGAATAATACTAGGATCGAGTGGCATTTTTAACCTCTTGTAAGGTACTTGTTCAGTAACTGATTTTGGTTGTACATACCGTACACACTGGTGGCTTGGTTTAAAGCATTAGAAAATGCGTTTGCTGAACCAATTCTTCCCGCGGCACTAGCGTTGGCTGCACCGGTAATTGCATTGATTTGGTTAGAACCTTGGTTGCCATAGATGTTAGTCAAATTACTTCCATACCCACTATACGCGCTTTGACGCGCAGCGTTAGAGCCAGCATACGTGTTTGACGTACCAGCGCCGTAATTACCATACGCAGCAGATGCGCCTGCGCCAGTTCGTGCGGCAATATCACTAGCGGTTGCGCCGTAATTACCGTAAGCAGTGCTTGCGCCAGCACCAGCATTTTGAATGGCTTGTGACGCGCCAGATGCAAAATTACCAGCAGCCGCAGCTTGTCCAGACGCTGAAGCCTGACCGCTTGCTGTCAAAGACAGCAACGGTGCAAGTTGGTTTTGGCGCTCAGTTGTAAAGCGATTAAAAGCGTTGCCGTACTCTTGGGCTTGAAATGCTTTGTTGGCTTGAAAACGGTTAAACGCGTTCTGGTATTCCTGAGAACCCATTTCTTGGCCAAATCGGGCAGCAGCTTTAAGTGCAGAACCAGACTGCAAACCGCCTTTGGCGGCCGTTGATCTTTCAATGGCTTTTTGACCTTCGGACAAACGAAACGCATAGCCTGGGTCTTCTTCCATTTGTTTGGCGTTGAATTGCTCAAACAACGTGTTGGGATCAAACCCTTCCACTTTAAATGTAGCGGCTGCTGAACCATAACCGGGGGCTTTAGTGTTACCACTTAAACCCAGTAAGTCCATTAAGCGGGCTTGACCAGTTTCACCCGCTTCTTTGAACGAACTAAGGTTTTCAACTTGCTTGTTAAATAATTCGCGCTGTAAACCAAGAGTTTTGTCAAGTGCTTCTTTTTGCGCCGCAAGTTGTTTGTCAAGTGCTGCGGCCGCAGCGGCGTTGCCAGCATCTGCGGCTGCTCTTTGAGCCGCAAGAGTTTGTGTTAATGTATTTTGTTGCGCCGCAATTTGCTTATCAACACTGTCTTTGTCGGCAGCAAGTTGTAACGCTAACGCATCTTTTTGCGCAGCAATTTGTTTTTCGGCGATTGTTAACGCCACTTCGCCTGATTTTTCAGCGCCAGCAACTTGAGTTGCTGCTGCACCTTCGGCAGCATTTGACGATATTATTGCGCTACCAAGGATAGCACCACCAACAGCTACAAATCCCCATGTCATAATTTATCTCCTTGCGCCGTCAGTTTCGGCAAAGCGTCAACAGATGCAATTAAACCCATTTCATCATACGACGGTGAAATGACTTCTTGCTCGATTTTATCCAGTTCTGCTTCAGATTGGAACTCTGTTAAATGGACAGTTGTCCATAGTGTATCTTCTTCAGCGTAAACTGCACGTTTTAAACCTACTTCAGACACAAAAGTACATGGGCCTTGTAGGTGTTTTTGACCGAATTCTGTAAAAACGGTCACTTTACCCTTGGCAATAAAATTCAAATGCTGGTGGCGATGAATCTTGCCAATAATTAATGTTCCTTTTGGGATCATCATTTCGCGGGCGTAAGTGCAGCATCCATACTTTTCATCTTTTGGCGTGAAGTAATGGGTTAAGGTGCAATCTTCAAGGGTTGACTGAACCACACCGCTGTCAATCAAATCTTGCAAACCTTTTTCAATGACCAATATTTTCTCTCGAAATTGCACTTTGACGCGCTCGGGATCGGCAATAGCAAAGCCTTTGCCGTAAGTTACTGAGGATGGTGCGTATGTGATCATGATGCCATGATTACCCAATTTGTGCCGTCAGATACAAGCGTGGCCCATGAACCTACGGTGGCTGGAAGGATCGCTGTGCCCGGCGTAGTGCCGCCAATAGGCACGACGTTGCTGGTCGCCGACACAAGCGTTTGCGCCTGCAAGTTTTTAAACGTTACTGCACGGCCACTCCATGATGACGCAGCGGGGAGCGTGGCCGTGCAAGTCGAACCGGACTTGTTGTTGATAATCCAACCTTCGTCATCGGCAAGCACAAAGTCAGCAATTTTGGCCACAACTGTGGGCCGCACGGCCAAGCCTGTGCCGCCGTTGGCAACAGGCAAAACGCCTGTTACACGGGTGGCAAGGTTAAGATTACCCGAGGTCTGGGTATCAAGGTCAATAGTTCCCTCAAGGTTACTGGAACTGACAACAACAGTGCCTGCAAGGGTAATTGTGCCTGTAGTAGTAATGTCACCGGTTAACGTCAAGCCGCTGGTAGAACCCGCAGCAAGCACCCTAGTGACTGTACCGTTGCCAGTACCCGCGCCCAAATTTGCCCGTGCCTGTGCTGCGTTATCCGCGCCAGTTCCACCATTAACTATTTGCGCAACGCCTTGAGTAGCACCGCCCGTAATAACGTAAATGTTATTAAAAAATCGAAACCATTCACGCGAAATTAACCCCGTGCGCTCATCAAGTAACGGGACTCGCGGGGCGGGGATTTTGGTAATGTTAGGCATTTGTCGGGCTTGCGGTAAGTTCAGCACCCATAATTGCAATCTTTATGGGGTCAGTTCCTGACACCTCATACACACGGTCGCGCAGTTTTAAAGTCATACCTAATCTACGCCAAATAACACGACGGCCCCATTGACCAACCAAACCCATTGAGCGCCAATGTTCATTGCTCCATGTATGACCGCCGTCATCAGACCAGCGAAGCATGACTTGTGGGTCTTTTGCTGTTGAAGTTGCTTGCCCTACTTCAACTAATATTTTGCCCCCAATTGCGGTAATAAACTCTATTACAAGTTGACCGCCGTCTTCTTGAACTAATTGATCGCCGCTTTCAGTTAAAATTACATCGTTTGTAGGTGGATCAATATATTCCCACACAAGAAAATCACCGTTTTCAGCCAATAAATCTTCATTTGGAACTGAAACGTCAATGATTACAACAGGAGTGGCAAAACTATCACCGACCGCGCCAGTTTCAGCGTCAAGTTGAAGTGAATGATGGGCGCTACGTTTAAGATCGTTTTGACCGGTCGGCAATGCTCTCCATGACCGAAGCCACTTCTGCGCTGCGCCAGCATCGGAAAACACATCTAAATCAAACGCGTAAATGTTTCCAAGTTCATGGTCGCCTACAACAACTTCGTTGCTAAACGACATTTGACAATTTGAACGATGGCGGGTAAATGACCCATTTATAAATGCCGCACGTTCATGCCACAAACTTGTGGCCACATCAAACACCCATGTGGTGTTGGCTGAAGGAAATATCAGCACATAGAACGAATGGCCGTCTTGTTGATATGTATAGGCAATGGCATCTGAAAGGTTGCCGTACTGCTGAATTTGCCACTCTACAGCATGCGTAGATACGCGCTGGGCCGTGTAACCATTGGCGCGGTAAACAATGCCCTTGCCGCGCGCATCAGCGCCCAACCAAAAGATGCCGTTGTCCAGCTTGGCCACTGAAAAGGCCGCAATACAACCCACTTCATTAAACGCGCCTTGAACGGGCGTTAAGGGAAAATCAGTAGCGCCAGAGTCATACCAAACCTCAACTGAGTTAGTTCCGAACAACCATGCTTCGCGGTGGTCAATTAAAATCGACACCAAGCCATCAGGCGAGCCTTCAGCGCTTGCAAAATCTAGCGGTTCTATGGATGTACCGTCTAACAACTGAGTAATCCACAAACGCTGGCTATTTGGTTCATTGAACACAAAGTAGCCGTCCAAATAACCCACGGTAACTGCGCCGGGGAAATCGGGGTCAGTAATTTGAGCAAACGCTAGTGTTAGGCTATTGTAGATAAAACTAGGGCCATTACACGCAATAAATAGCTGTGTACCATTGTCCGACATGCTGACAGGGCCAGATGATCCAGCTACTGTGCCAATTACCGTAGTGTTCCAAATAGAATCAATTTTGTATAGCGTTTCGCCTGATACAGCGTACCCATACCCGCCAAACTGCCATAGCCCGCGAATCGGCCCATCGCCCATGTTTGCAAGAAGTTTTAAACCAGGGGCGCGGTTTAGAAACCCCGGCTCTTTACCGCCTTCAGGTATGGCCTCGGGAAAAAGGTTGACCATGCGAGCATCGGCAGCATTTACCGATCGCGCAACATAAGTGCCGCCCAGAATCGGTGTTTTCATTAGTAGTTACCGGCGTAAATGTTGAAACGCTGGCGCGTCGCCACAATTGCATAAGGCAACGACATCACATCATCTGGGTTATTGATGCGCTTGAGATTGCGTTTGCTGGTCATAGCAATGCGCTGCACTTGTGGGCTTGGCTCAACGCCAAACTCAGGTGCAATTTCCATTGCCAAGTTGTAGGTAAACGCCCGCAAATAACCGGGTGGAAACAACATTTGTGTTGCCAACGTAGCAGGCTGATTTATTTTTTCAACCGAAATGAAGTGCCATTCCAAGTCCCGTGTGGGTTGGGGGTACACCGTCATTGTAAAGTTGGGGTAGGTGTTATTGACAAAAATAACTTGCGGGTATGTAGATGTCACGGTCTTAACCGCAATGCCGTCATACTGTTGCTGATTAATGAACTTAATGCCAAAAGACACGTTTGTGCCTGGGTCACGGTAATAAGTTGCATCGTCTAGCAACACGGGGCGCAAGCCCACAAAGTTACCTGTTGGGCCAAGCGTTCGTGTAATCTGACCAGCAGGCCAAGTAAAAATTTGATCTTGTGTAGCAAACACCGACAGTCTCTCGGTGTTCCATGAGTCGATCATCTGATCAAGCGCGGTCAGCGCGTCATTTGACATGTCTGCCGAAGGTGTTTCACCTTCAGCCAGTACACCTAGCAAGCGCAATGCTCGGTTGATTTGTTCGCCAGCGGTGTACGTTGCCATTCTCAGACTCCTTCGGTTGCACCCTCGACAACTTGAGTTCGACGGGTAGATTTGCGCTTTGTCCCCAACACGTTTACAGGGGCCGCATCTTCGATGTCCGAAGGCGTGTCTACATTGTAGCGTGTCCAGCCATTATTTTCATCTGCAACAGCTTCAAGTTCCATTGTGGCAACTTTACAGCCGTGAATTGGGTGGCTAAGATAAATGTTCATATTAAAAAAAAGGGGGTGATTAGCCCCCTTTTGGTTAGGATGCTACTAATGGAACAGAATACCACTGAGTAGTAGACGATGCCACCAACAACGAACTGGTAAGGTTTGTAATGCTATATGCACCGTTAGCCGCAACCGCATTGATTGCCCCGCCAGTGGCGGGATAAATATTCAACGCGCCAGCAGCGGTGTTTTTAACAATAATTACCATACCAGCTACCGCTGTAGGCAAAATTACGCCTTTAGTGCCATCTGCCGCCGAAACGACATTGATACCTTCAGCTAGTGCAGCAGCATTGCCTTGATTACTGCCAGCCGCCGCAACAGCAGCAACAGGAAGACGAATAGCGCCAGTTGACGTGCCGGTTAAATTGCCGGTTACGGTTGTAGCGGTTATGGTCGTAGCAGTTACCGCTTGCAACGCTGACGCGCCGGTTACGGTTACGCTTTCAAATTCAGGGTCGCTAAACGCGACTCCTACAGCTTTTGTATTTGGCATGATGTTTCCTTTAAAAACAGGGGCCGAAGCCCCCATTTAATTTAAATGCGGTAAGCAGTCCAAGTGCCGTCGCCTGTTTTACGAGCGCGGAAATGGGCCGAAGTATTAACCGCTACAGCAGCGACACCAACAATTGTCCAACCAGTGCCAACAGCCAAAGTGACTGAGTCAGAACCAGATGAGTCAATATTGATGATAAAAAAGTCAAACGCTGCGTTTACTTTAGAAGCACTAGAAATGTCTGCTTCAACCAAAGCCACTGTTGGCAATGTCAAGTTGCCAGCAGCGCCGTCAAATACAAACAAACCATTTGCTAATTCAGCAGTTGTCATTGTCGCAGCAGCAGCTACGGCTGTAGGAGCGCCTTGAACAAACAGTTGTGCTTCGCCGATATTACCGTCGCCAAGCTGGTAGCCACCAGCACCATTAGGGAGAGCCATGATATTTTCCTTTAAAAGATGTTACGAAATGAAGCCCCCGAGGGGGCATTCAGATTAGCCCCAGATACGGCAGGCCATTTGTGGACGAATTGTGCTGAAACCGTACAAAACGTCAATACGGCAAGGCATACGATCGTTGTTGATGTCGTACTGGCGAACCACACGCAAGCTGATACCGTTATGAACGGCACGGGCAGCCATGTCAACGCCTTGGGGCAACAACAAGTCAGCGGTCGCAAATGTGATCGCATCTTTGTGGTAAACCAAGTTTTGCGCGTACTGAGTAGATGCAGCACCAACAAAGGTTACAACACCACCAGTTGCAGGCAATGCGCTCATAGTGGCCAAAGCGTGTGCAGCAGAGTACATAGGAGCAACGGTCACAGTCCAAGTACCAGACGAGGCAGTAGCAGTAGTCAAAGCCACGAATTGGAACAATGAGCCAGTAGACTCGCGGGTCTGTGGGTTAACAGCATTGCAACCGCTGATAGTAAACACGTCACCAGCATTGATTGTTGTTGTTACAGAACCTTGCTCCAACAGAATGGTTGATGAACCTTCGGAAGTAACGCCAGGGGTCTTAACCAATGTAGAAGCAGAAGCGCTGCGTGAACCAGTTGTGTGTTGCTTGATAGACTGAGACATGTTGACTTCTTCAAAGCCCAACACGCCCATGCCCATCATGCCGTTCTTGAATTGCTTGCTGATAGTGTCTGTTGGGTTAAACAGACCTTTCATGCCTTCAACCAAACCAGCGTTAGCAGCAGGGTTTACGGTAGCATAACGTGGAGACATCACAGCAGCGTTTTCGTTCAGCTTCTGCTGGGCTTGCAACAAGACCAAAGAAGTGGCGGGGGTTGTGCCAGGAGTACCAACAGTGTTACCAATGGTTTTGTATGCGTTGGCAACGTCAGCATCGATAGAAGATGCCAACTGGCTGATACGAGGCTTAAGCACACGTTCTGCGAAGTCGTCCAACTGCATTGTCAATTCAGCAGATGTGAAGTTGACACCAATGTGCTTTTGTGAAGCAACGCTCAAAGTTGTGAACTGTTCGTTGTCGTCTTGCACTTGCAAGGCAGCACCATCAGTTACCAAAGCGCGATCGGGTAAGCGAATACGCAGTGTAGAACCGATTTTAGCGCCTTCAACAGCAAAACTGTCGTCATACTGGCGGTTCACGTTACGAGTTAAAACAAGGTTGTTCTCGAGAATTTCGAGAGCCTTACGGGTGATCATGTCGATCGTCAGAATACTATTAGACATTTAAAAGTCCTTTCAAAAGATTAACGGTTGCGTTGCGCTTCGTACTTACGAATCTGGCGATTGCGTTCGGCCTCAATCCACTCCGATGTGTTCATGGTTTTGATTGACCTTGGGTCAGTCGTATCATGGCTCGGGCTTCCCGAAGACCGCGCAGTCACCGGACTAATAGGTGTTGGCGCAGAAGTTGTTTTCTTCACCGGAGGATTGTCAGACAATCTGACTTCAATCTTTCCGATTTCCCTTGCCTGCAAAATAGGTGACAAACGGGCAATGCGTTCAGCCTCCTTGGGGTTTGAACCTAGCCAATAAGCTAGATCAGGCCCAAGATCAGAATACTGAATTGTCTCAGCCATTACGTCGGTGATTCGCAGCTTGGGGTTGTACACGACATCTTCAAAATCGTCGTATTTGTCCCGAGCCTTTTCCTCACGTTCGCTGTAAGCCTCTACAATTTCAGCTTGTTCCTTTTGGCGATCCCGTTGAGCAAGCAATTCTTCGGCTTTTCTGAGCGCCAGCGCTTCCGCATAGGCATCAGTGCTTTCAAAATTGTCAATCGACGGCATTTCCTTGGGAGCAACTGGCACGGTTTGCCGTGCAGCTTGTTCACGTTCCCACTTGCGCTGTTCTCTTGCGAGGCGCTTGCCAATAGCAGCGTCAAGTTCCTCTTGCGAGAATGTCTTGGCAGGCTGGTTATCAGCTACTTCCGGCGAAGATACTGCAACTTCAGGTGTGGCCGTCACATCCTTCGTTGGCGCGGAGTCTACTTCCGCTAGGTTTTGGACTTCTTCAGTCATTGCATGAATCCTTGGATTCCCCGGTGAACCTCACCGGTAAGGTTTAAATCATTCGAGTAATTACGCGTTGCCCAGCGGTAAGGCCACTTGCAAACGTAATACTTGTTGTGGTTGTTTCAGTATAGTCTGTATTGAACTCTTTTAGAATTCCATTAACAAAAACCATCAAATATCCACCAAGACCGTACTCAGGCACGGTAAACACCGTTTGCCCCGATGCGGCCACAATAACTGGATTTTGAACGCCTTGAACACTATTTATGCCCGCAGCAGTCCAAATTAAATTATCCAATGAATCTTTAAGAACTAGCGTGTAGCGTGATGGGCCAAACCACACATTTGCTTCACCACGTGAATCAAGAATAACCGGGTTGGTGTTTGTTGTATTTGCGGTGCTATCTGTATATGTAGCCAATGGCGTTGTTGTGCCGCTGGCGTATGTAAACAATTTTCCACCAACCAAGGGAACACCCGCAGCCGTAAAAAACTGCATTTTTGGTGATGGGCTAAGAGTAGCAATCATACGGTTTCCAATTGTTTTATGCTTGCAGAGATCGTGGCCGTTGACGTGTCGCGGTCAATGCTTAAGTATCCCTTACATACGATGTTGTAGTCAACCCCGTTAACGTCTTTTTCGCTTTTGATTGGGGTGGTAATGTCAAGGTTCTTAAACAAAAACTCTTTACCGTTTTCAAAAACGCGCCAAACGTGATCCATTGAACCGCGCCCAGCTTGGCCTCGGCTTTTGTTGAATCTGATCTGGTACGTGTTCATACAATTTCTGCGGCTGGTGGGATAGCACAAGCCTGTGGTTGGTGAATCACTGTAAGGTTGAAATGCACAAACTTAATAGGCAGATCAGCAGCGTGTCGTGTAAACGAGTGCATCAGCCATGAGTTTGCAAAGATCATCATGCCGGGTTTGGGCGCGAAGTTAATCATCTTACTGGCGGGTGTCGCCATACCCATGTCTTGCTCGGGCAAGTCAATCTGCACTTTGGCCGCACGGGGGTCGTGGAACACCACGCGAGAACAATCCTCTGGAGTCTCAAGGAAATAAAAGCCCACAATCTGTGAGCCAAACCCGTGAACGTGCGCGTCCATTGCAGAGTGCTTGTAATGCTCTTGTGTCCACATCTCAGTAAACTGCACCGCTTTGTCTTGCATGGCGTAGCCCTGCTCATTGAGAATGTTCCAAGCAGTTGCGCCTACAAACTCAGAGAAGCCCGCCATGCGAGAGTCGCCAAAGTAGTTACCCGTCATGTAGAGTGGGTAGATTTCGTTAAGCGATTGCGTCTTGCGGGCTTCAGCCAAGCCTTCTTCAGAAACCGTATTGACCACATCTAAAAAGTCAGGGCGCTCAATAATGTAGATTGGGCAAGGGAAATGGTGTGCAACTTGAAGTTGCGTGTTTAACACAACTTGAGCCACTGACTCAGCGGCTTTGCATACTTTTTGTTTTGACTTCTTAGTGGCAGTCTTGGCCATGGTTCTCTCCTTGTTGGTTGAGTTATCAGTTTACAACCTGAACCCATTCCCAAGCAAAGAAATCAAACTTATATTGATGTTCATCAACGGGTTTAGCTGGAGTGTCTTTCCAGTTTGCATCCGCGCCACACCAGAAAGTCATAATGCCAGCGGCAGTCTTAGTCTCATCTGCGGCAGGGCGTGGGATAGGGGGAACCATTGTGTTGGTAGCCTCATCCAAAGTCCAAGCTGACCAATTCTCGGCTTGTTCACGGGCGGCAAACGCATCACGAATAGTTTGTTGAATCGGAGCCTTTTCTTCGGTAGTCATTTCACGTACTGTCCACACATCAGTCCACACGCCATCTATTTTTGTGTAAACAGGGTTATCGGAAGCTAAGACTTGATACATACCCGGCACAGGGGGTTCAACGCGGATAAATGGCTCCCAATGTGATGGGATTGAACCAAACGCTTGAATGAGGTTGTCCTCAAAAGCAGGGTGGTTCTTAGTCGCGCCGTTTTCAGTTTCAATATAAAGATTCATGTTATCGCCTGATTAGAGATCGCCAGTGCAAGTTGATGGGAATGAACGGCTAGAACCGGGGTAGATAATACGAACTGCGCCAGAACCGGGGGTTGTAAAGACAGGCGCACCAGCGCAGCTTATTGGGCCAGAGCCGCCACCGCCGCCGTAAGCTCCCCCTGTTGTCCCAGAAGCATTTCCACCACCAGAACCGCCAACACCACCAGCACAACCATTAGCGCCAGCCCCTAATAATCCTACGCCACCACCGCCTGATGTGTTACCCCCGCCACCGCCGCCGCCAGAACCAGCAGTTGAGCCACTACTATTACCGCCATTACCGCCGTTTCCTGAATAGCCACCCGCCCCGCTACCACCAACAGACGCACCGCCACCGCCAGTTTGTCGGAAACCAACAGTTTGCCCGCCATATCCACCACCATCTCCAACACTACCGCTAGTTCCACATCCAGTTGGCGCGGATTTCAATACACCGGTACTTACAAAAGATGAGCCAACACCAGCGCCTGTTGCGCCAATAACTACTGCGTAGCTACAGCCAGGAGTAACAGAAATTGAATTTTTATACGACAACGCCCCGCCTACACCGCCTACTTGAAGATATTGGCAACAAGTTCTAAACGAATACCCACGATTTCCAGTAGTAACAGCAACAGCCGAAACAGAAGTTACTCCAGCAGGTGCAACCCAAGAATAAGTGCCAGCGCCTGTAAAGACATCTTGACCAATGACTGCTGGCGTAACCGAGTTACTAGCTGCGCTTAATGCGCCGTAGCCAACAATATTTGATGCCCGTGCTTTAAATGTATACGCCGTTCCCGTTGTTAGACCAGATACGACAATAGGAGAAGATGCACCTGTATTAGAAATACAGCCGGGCGTTGAAAGCACTTGATACCCGGTTATGCCCGGAGGAACACCTGTACAGGCTGGTGCTGTAAACGTAACTGAAACTGAAGTTGTACTTGCTACTGTAGCTGTGCCAATAGTAGGAGCACCTGGCGGTTGTCCATAGCTACCACCTACAAAAGAAGTAATGATTCCACTCATGATACATTTCCGGTTACAACACAAACTGTACCGCTGATGAACAAGATATTGCAAATACCGCGTGTTGCTAATGTAAGCGTTGCTTTATCTGCGTCTGTCCCGCCTTGGTATGCGGTAGTAATTGAAAGCGTAATCGTAATATTGCCCGATGTGTTGTTAAAAAGAACAACTGCATCACCGGCTGAAAATGTAGCATTGGGCACAGTAATCGCGCCGCCTGAGCCAATTTCAATAAACTCACCCACGTCAGTTGTCGCCAATACGTAAGTTGTGGTTTTGGCCGCGCCAGATTGAGGAATTGCGCGGAGTTTTCCCGCGCCGTCGCTGTAAGTAGCGGCGGTTGTTACTATGCCAGTGCCTTTGGGCGTTAATGTCAAGCTGATGTCTGCATCAGTGCCATCAGCAGCCAGTGTTGTACCAGCTAAAGTTACGCCCGCAGCAGCCACGCTTGTGTCAAAAGTTGTGGCGTTGACAGTGGTTGCCGTAACAGTTTTGCCTGTCGTCAAGTTATCAATAGTTACTTGCTTGGTCGTACCTGATTGGACGATAGGCAAAACCTCAGTACCAGCAAGGGGAACCGTTGCCGCTGGCAATTGGGAAATTTTTAAGTCAGCCATTTAATTACTCCAAAAGAATATAGTCGCCATTTTCTTGCACAAGGTTTGCCCCAGATTCTGTCAGCAGATTATCTACTGTCAAGCTGCTATCAAAAGTACCTGAAAAAAGCGTGGCGATGCCGCCAAGCCCAATTGACACAGCATTTCTGAGAGCAACACCAAAACTCATCGAATGTTTACCGGTTTACAGTAAATCGATCCGGTCGCTGATACTTGAATAGCACTTACCCTCCACTGCCCGCCAGTGCCTTCAGGCACAGCAAACGGGATAGGGGTAAAAGCTGGAATGGGGGTGCTGGCAGTAGTAGCGGTGACACCTTCGCCAACTACAACGTAGGCGGGGGTTGTTGACCACACTACGACACCTTGAGGGCCAGCCGCCCAAGTGCTAGTCGAGCCAGCCGAGCCAGAATACGAAACAGTCGCGGCGGGAAACACCGTGTCGGCTAGAGGTTTTAAAAGTTCCATGATGGCTCCTTATGCCTTAAATATACCATAGCGATGAAATTACGCCAAAAATTTTAACTTGTAAAGTGTACGCAAGTAAACCTCAATGATGTTGTCAATCAACTGTTGCAATGAACTGTCAGACTTATCACACACTTCATACCTTGCATCTTCGATCTGCTTGAGCGAGTCTTCCAAGAATTCAATGACATTGTTTGTCTTTTTGACAGAGTGCAGTGTAATTGGCCCAATCAACCCGTTTCTGCCCTGATAGGCTTCAGCAAAGTCATCGGCTGCACCAACAATGCGTTCATAAAAAATGTTCAGCGCTTTATGTTTGGAATAGCTGCGCGTGTTCAGGTGCACACTGTGGGTGACATCCCTAGCTAAAAACAACAAACCTATAAATTCAGCGGCTTTCATTGTGGCATTCCTTGTGGTGGCATACCTTGAGGTAACATCATTTCAGGTGGCATCATCTCACCGCCCATTGGGTCACGGCCGGGCATTTCGTTTACAAGGTCACCACTGGTAATCATGCCGCTAATTGTGCCCATCACAATGTCTTGAATTTGTTCTAGCGACATGCCGGCTTGAACAGCAGAAATCCGCTGTGTTTCAGCCGCGTATGCTTTAACCATAGCTTCAAACTCTTTGATCTCATTTGTGCGAACAATCTCAGAACTCTGTACGTTGTCGATCATTCCAACCAGTTGATCCATTTGCTGGCTCATGGCTTGAATCTGCTGCTGGGCCGCCTGCAACTCAGGTGATTCTTGATCGTCGCCAATAATTTTAGGATCAATGGTTTTGGCAAAGCGTTTAGCCATTTCTTGGGCGCCAGGCCAATCCATGTTCTTAACAAACAAGTCGCCGGCCACAGTCCACAGTTGGGGGTTGCCCTGCAACAATTGACCCATTGCTTCCAACGCCTCTTGCCGCTTGGTAGCGTAGCCGGGGCCAGTGGTTGCCACAACGTCGTACTTGCCAACACCGGGGTTGTAGATTTTCTCAATGACAATGCCTTCTTGGTTGCGCACTTCGCGCACGGGCACGGCCTGCTCGGGGTCAATCTTGGCCATCTTTGTTTCGCCGTCTTCGCCAATGATTCGAGCAATACGCTGGGTATCGTAAATCTTAGGGATCAGATCAACCAATTGACGGGCAATGTGACGAACGCCGCGAGTCAAGTTGTCACCATAATGGTAAGTACCTACGTCGCCTTCGCGCTGACGCGCAAGAATGGCTCTACCTGAACGCTCATTGCCGCCTTGGCCTAATGATGCGTTGTACTGGCCAGTTGTAGACTTAATGTCTTCAGATGCGCCAGCTTTAGCCTGCAACAAACCAGACGAAGCCATTGGGGGCTGTGCGCGCTGGGGCAGTGGCAATGCGCTGCCTTGGCCGTCGGTCACATCGGGGTTGACTTCCAAATAAGGCCAGTTGTTTGTGTTGGCCGTTTTCCATTTGTCTTCGTAGCCTTCAAACTGACCGCCGTATCCAATGAACGGTGCTTTAGGCGCCAGAGCCAACATTTCAGCTTCTTGTGACACCCAATAGTTATACATGCGCTGGGCGTCCTTGGCATTACGCACAAGGCCCGAGACATACAAACGGCCGTCAACTTCAAATTCGTTACCAACAATGCGGATCACGGGAATGTACCGGCCAGCCCATTCGTTTTGCTCAAGGATTTCGTATCCATTAATCTTGCAATACCGAACACGGGGACGGTCAGATTCGCGTGAGCGCTTGGGCTTGCCGTAAGCTGCCCGCAAAGACTTGTCTTCAGGCGTACCCTCAAACGCCGTAGCGTTGCCGGGGTACAAATTCAGCGTAGCGCGGTCGTATTCAATGTAGTAGTAATCCGCGATGCGGATCGTGTCTTCATTGAGCCAGTTGGAGATTGACTGATCGCCTACACCCAAAGATTGCAAAGTTGTAATGGGCGCTGCATTTGGGTACATGCGCTCATAGTCTTCTCTGGATACATCTTCGGTAACAAAACAATACTTGGCGTCTGATCCCGTCGGGTCTTGGATCATTGGATCCATGTAGACCGAAAAGCTGTTACGAACGCGGCCAATCTTAATGTCTTGATTAAAGTTGTCGTCGTCGCAATACTCGGTCAGCAATCTAATGTAGCCTTCGCCATAAGCCACTTGGTTCTCGCAGGCCGTGTCGTATGCAACGTCAGCGTCGCTGATGTATTCGATGTGGCGAATCATGCCGTTGAATATTTCAGCAACTTGTAAGTCAGCTTTGTCGTCTACGGGGATAACCTTGGCGCCTGGGCGATTCTGGCGCATGTCGTTGGTCACTTGACGAACGTGTTGCGGCAGCTTGTTGATTGTCAGGCACGGCCTAGCGTTGATTGTTTGGCCCTGCACCGCGCCGCGAGTCGCCAGCACATCGGCAGGCCACTGCCACTGGTTGTCAGGTGATCCGGCATAAAAGCGCAGATCGTCAATTTCGTCCTCGCGGGACTCAGAAAGCGCAGACATCGCCATGTCAAGACGTGACCTAGCAGTCGCCAAAATGTCGGCGTTACTTTTGTCTTTGGCCGAACCGCCAACAGCAACTGCTGCTGCGGCTACGATGCCGGTAGGATCAGCCATTAAAAACTCCAATCACGTCGGGTTCACGCATCATAAGGTATTCTTTGCCTTTGTGCTTCATTTTTTCTTTTTCTCTGCTTCGCGCTTAACCGAATACGCAATCGCTACGGCCTGCTTGACGGGTTTGCCTGCTTGCACTTCAGCCTTGACGTTTTTGCGAAAGGCTTCGGGTGTTTTTGATTTGACCAGTGGCATAACAGTCCTTATTCGTCGCGGTTGTGGATAGTGCTAAATGTGATTTTTACAGCTTCACTTAAAGAGCCGCCGCCACCTTTGCGGTTAGCCAATGCAATGTCAGCATAGCCTGTACCAATATCGCCAACATACGCCAAATATTGACCTACGCCAGCCACGCCGCCCGATATGTTTAAGATTAACACATCATTGGTTTTAATAGTGCTGTTGTTCATGCGAAAAATGACTGTTGCGTTATTGCCCAGCGACGCGTCGTCCATAGTGATGCGCCCAGTCGGAGTGTTCAGTGTCACAGGCGTGGATTTGCTAGTCAACTGAGTTACTTCACCAAAAGCGCACGAACAGTAGCCCAACTCCTCGGTGGCGTACACCGTAGTGCCACGCATAAACTGAGGGTTGGTTTTTCCAATGACGCCGCCATCAATGTCTTGATCGCGGTACGCAACGCCAATAGACTTTGTATCGCCCATTTACTTTTTCTTTGCAGTTTTAGCCGACTCTTTAAAGTCTTTGGCTGTTGGCGCGCCGGGTGCGCCGGGCTTTCGCATTTTCTCTTTAGAGCCAGCGGCTATACGCTCACGTTTTGCCGCAATATTGGCATAGAGTCCGGGTTTAGTAGCCATGATTAACACTTCCATCGTTTAAGGGCTGCTTTAGCGCGTTCGCCGTCCTTGGCGTTAGCTGCCACTGCGCCCATTCTCGCACAAAATGAATCCTTGCGGCCTTGGTCGGCTTTGGTCTTTGGATTAGGCGCTGGCGCTTTTAAATTGCTGCCAGTTTCACGGTTGTACTTTTCACGGCCTTTGGCTGTCAAGCCCGCGCCCTTAGACACTGGCAATTTCTCGCCCCGCCCGACAGATAGTGAAACGCTTTTCTTAG